CGTACCGCAAGTGAGCCTCAGTAATAGCCTGTGCTATCGATCTCCACTCCTTTGGGAACATCTGTGGTGTTATGAAGTTTTTAATCTTCTCCCAGTTTTTAGTTTTAAGGGTAGAGGCAAGAAGATTTAACTCTAGGTTTTCCATTCTTTATTACGTTCCTTCTAACTAAGAAAATCTTCAAGGGTGTCGTCATCCATATTCTTGATGTCAATGTCTGGAAACAACACAGACACCCCCGGCACCTTATGCTTGAGGGTAGCACACATCGACATGCTTTTCAATGCGGCGTCCTTATCTAAACAAACCAGTAGTTTATTAAAATTTTTGTTTATTAAATACCTTTCTAGAGTTGGTGACAGGGTAGTACCAGACAGCGCAATGCCAACGAAGCCATCCAGAGTAGAGACAACACATGCAGATGGTATGTCCTCAACTATCACAGCAGTCGAGCCAGAGCCTACAATGTATTCGGATGGTTGGTCTGTGTACTTGTACCACTTGGGTAAGCCACGCTTATGTAGGGTTCGACCAACAGCGTTGATTATCTTCCCCGGTGCTTGGCAATCCTCTACAAGAAACACAACACGGTTTAACTTTAAGTCGTACTTAACCTTGATGTGTTTTTCTTTGTGCATGGAGTAACACTGCACACGCTGCAAGTAACTGATAGCTTCCTTGCTGTACTCCGGTTCAATGAAACTATCAGTCGGTAGGAACTCCTTCGTTTCTTTAGCTGTTGGCTTCCTGTCTTGTACTGTAAACAGGGAACCCAGTTGAGTTGTTCTGTTAAGCCCAACAAAGGAAGCACCCTTGTTGTCACAGTCAGCCTTAAAACAATTGTAGACTACTTGGAATGTTGCCGGTAAATATGTAGCAGAAAAACTATTGCTACCACCACAAACAGGACAGTCAGTCCTAAGTCTTCCTAGTGTGACTGTCTCGTCTATACAATCGTCGTTAGTCTGTAGGTTGTGGGAGGCCATCTAAGAAGTTCTCCATTTCCTCGTCTAGCATCTCTTCTTCATACTGCTTCTTCTTCATCTTTACCACTCGCTGATGATATTTTTTTTCTTGTAGCTCGTGGGCAAATTCGTTTCTATTCTTAGGCGGCTTCATGCGTTCCCTGTCTTTTCGTTGGTGTTTCATAATCTCCTCTTGTGGTCATACTGGAGGGGTAGTAGTAGGTTTAGCCCCTGACGGGGTGAAACAATCCTAGCTATCAAGAAACCTTGCGTCAACCCCCTTGTAAGCATTTTGTTTCCATGCTACATAAGTAAGGTCGTAATCGTAGGGTGTCAACAAGCAGTGGTTGGCGTGGTTGCAAGAATGAGGGTGGCGCTTGCATTAGTGTGGAAAGGAAAAGGAATGGAAGTTAAAAAGGTTACACCAACACACGGCATGAGTTGGTATATTAAGTGGGTGGCAACAGCCTTTGTAATATTTGGCGCAGCCCTAAATTCATTCGACATTGAGCCATACAACATAGGCTGTCTTATGGTAGGCACATCCCTTTGGTTAGTGGTGGGCTTGCTGTGGTTTGATCGTGCGCTTATAGTAGTTAATGCAAGCATACTTGCTATATACCTTGCAGGAATACTGTCTTACTTTTATTATACAGGGCTTCCGCCGGTATGATTACAGTTGACATAACTCCAGTTATGAAGCAGCGAGCCACTCGTAAAGCAAACTCGATGGGCAAACTGTACGGTAGCATTACCAAAGGCAGGGGCAACGGCATTGGCTTTCTTGGAGAGGAGGTCGCCAACTTTATTATGGAGGGCGACAACATCAACAGCACAAAAAAATACAACAAGGACTATGACATTGTGCTGCCTAACGGCACGACTGTTGAAGTCAAGACCAAGAAGACCACCGTTGTGCCCCTGCCCCACTACGATTGTAGTGTTGCCGCCCAGAACTCAGACCAGAAGTGCGACTACTATGCTTTTGTAAGAGTGCATGAAAGCAAGAAGGAAGGCTGGTTCTTGGGTTGGATAACTAAAAAGGCATTCTATAACAACGCACGCTTTATGAAGCGCGGGACTATTGATCGTGCCAATGGTTTTATGGTGAAGGCAGACTGTTACAACCTACCTATTGATAAGCTGTATCAGTTTAGTAAAAAGAAATGGCTTGGCTATGAGTAGACCGGACGCAATGCTGAACACAATGGAAACCCTCTACGAACAGTTCATTGAAGACGGGCTGTCCCCAGAGGAAGCTGAAGCTAAGGTCAATGAAAGGATGGAGCATGAAAGCCATGAAGGTTAAGATTGGTGCTTTTGATTTTGTTATTGATATTCTGCCTCTCAACGATGAGATATTCGGAGACTTTTCATATATCAATGGTAGAATCCGAATCGAGAAAAATTTAAAGGGTCCATTACTTGTAGACACTTTGCTACATGAAATTGGGCATGGCATTTTCGCAGTGTATCAACTCAAAGGTAACAAGGACAGCGAAGAGCGTACTGTCTCTGTCATGGCGAGTGGGTACACTCAGGTTTTTCGAGACAACGAATGGTTATTACCTTGGATCAAGAAAAATTTAAATTAATTTCTCCTCAAGAATTTCATTCCCGAAAAACGTATGACTTGATTGAGCGCTGGCGGTATGGGAGAATTAGCGAAAAACAATTGGTTGACAGCCTAGTCCTGATAGGGTATGACAAAGAAATTGTCAGTGATATCCTTGAGGATGATGGCTAATGCAAGTTGAACGTATAGACACAATGGGTAGCGACCTGACTGTGGTCAACTCGGCTCGTGTGTCTTTCTCTAGACACTCAGATGAATTGAATAGAAGCGACGAGAAACTAATTGCATACCTTGCAAAGCATGGGCACTGGTCCCCATTCAGTCATTGCTTTGTACAGTTTAAAATCAATGCTCCTATTTTTGTTGCTCGCCAATTACAGAAACATCAGGTTGGCTTGGCATGGAATGAAGAGAGCCGCCGGTATATCGACGATGAACCAGAGGTTTACTCTCCACCTGAGTGGCGGCGCAGAGCAGCCGATAAGAAGCAGGGCAGTATGCTAGAGCCAGTGCCATCTCAGCAAGTGGCACAGAGCATTGCAAAAGAACTCAACGACAAAGCAATTGATTGCTACCGAAGGCTTCTGAAGCTATCGGTTTGCCCAGAGCAAGCAAGGATGGTCTTGCCTCAAAGTGCCTTGACAAATTGGTACTGGTCAGGCAGTCTGTATGCATTCAGCAGAGTGTGCAACTTACGGTTGAAAGACGATGCACAGGCAGAAACACGAGAGATAGCACAAGGCATCAGCAATCATTGTTCTGTTAGTTTTCCAATCAGTTGGAAATACCTAACTAAGTGTTGATAGAAAGGAGTATTATTTTGTACACCGAGTGCAAAGAATGCGGAGGAACAGGTCTTGTAGAACAGTACTATAATCGTGATCCCACTGAAGCACCAAAAATGCAAGAATGTGATGTGTGTTTCGGTGCTGGTCAGAATTATAATGAACAGCCAATTGAAGAGGAAGAGTAATGCCAGATAAAATTAAAGCAGCACGGTCCCGCGCCCAAGCAAATGGCGACAGTAAAAAAAAGACAGAAGATCGTGCATCATGGTTTGATGAGCATGTTGTTGTTATAGGTGCTGACACAGAACAAGAGGATAAGATTAAGAAAGCCCTGCAAGCCAGCATGGCAACCGGAAATAGTGGAGGGTAATATGAATTACTTCTTAATCACCAAAGACAATGCCGAAAGTATTATGACCATTGCTAGGCGTTTGACATGGGATGACGCCGAACAAGTTATGGCTATCATAAAAGACTTGAAGCCGGTAAGGATTACCAATGAAGGGAAAGAAAACAAAAACCAAGAAGGGCTCTTCAAAAACAAATTCTCCGGCACAGGGGACAGGAACGAAAAGAAAGGGCCGACGAAAACCCTCCCGCCCTCAACTTCAGGTGCTGAAGTCTGGGGTGGTGCTGGTAGCCCGGTTTACTAACAGTTGGTATGTAGCTGATGATGATTGATTGCAATGGAGGATGAGGATGAGTGACAAGTTTCCCGACAAAAAAGCTTTGTTGAGAGAGTTAAAGCGTCACAATATGTACTTTAAGCTTTTGTATAAAGAGGACACAGAAAATGCTTCCGTGGGTAAAGAAGCTTTTACATTCTTAGTCAGAGACATGGAAAGGATAATTGACGCTGTAAAAAACAATCTTCAAATTGATGAATCACGCCTTCCCGCTGTCTTTTACAAAACTGACCCTGAACCACCAATCCTTGACATGTTTCCGTTTGTAGATGAGTTTTCAGAATAATTTTGTAAGACATAAAAACAAATAATTTTGTAAGACATAAAACACACAGTTTAATTTTTACGGCAGGAATACACCTGTCTCACCCCGCCGCTCCCCGCCCTTTGCCGTTGGCCGATCCTCGCGCCGCCGGTTTTTGGGTGGGGGCGGTTTTTTCTTTCGTGGGGTGCGTCAATTTGTCGCATTTGTTTTTCGTGTTTGCCCATGCTAGGTTTAACTCCTCAATAATTGGAGTGTCACCTAATGACTAAATATAGCAGCGCCTCTATTCTCTCCAACGCCGTCGCACATTATATCAGCACTATGCCACAATCCGACATAGAAGAATATCTCTATGTTAATTTAATGTCGCATTTTGAGAATGTCGCCGATTACGAACAACTACAAACATTCATTAAGGACTACACGCCCGAACCCATAAGGTATCAGGATTTGACTTGGGAAGTCTCCGCCGAAGATAAGCCCAACGCGGGCGGTGCCGCATGACCACCTACGAATTGTGGCGAGAAAACACCGACAAAACAAAACCCCCAACACCATTAATTAAGTCTGATAAAAAAGCCGACATTGATTCTGCTATCTCTTTATTGAAAAAAGATAGCCTAGGGCATGGGCTTTACATTCGGGAGTGGCACCATCACACTGATGGGACATTCCATAAGGCCGTGCAATCCCAATTCTTTTACCCACGGGGGCAATACAGTGTCTAATCTTCTGAACGTCGCCAACGCTAAGACAATCAAGGGCGAGGCTCTAGGCTATCGCACCCACATTCTCTATCTATCCTCCGCCGATCAATCCGGCCATGAAGTATGCACCGATAGGTCCGATGCCTGCACAAAGTTTTGTTTGGACAAAGCAGGACGGGGCAGGATGCAATCCGTAATCAATGGGCGGATGCGTAAAACCCGCCTTTACTTTAATGCTCCGTCAATGTTTAAGGCTCTATTAAATAAAGAGATACACCGCGCCATTGCCAATAAAAGCAAACGTGATTTAGAACTATGCTTTAGATTGGACGGCACCTCAGACTTAGGTCTTGGCATTGGTTTTGCCAAGCGACACCCTACCGCTCAATTCTACGACTACACCAAAAGCCGTAAACGTCTTGAGATGTTTGCTGCCGGTAATCTTCCGAACAACTATCACCTTACCTTTAGTTGGTCCGGCGAGAACCGCGATACCTGCCAGTGGGCACTTGATAACAACGTAAACGTGGCCGTGCCATTTGTTGGGGATTGGCAAGGTGAGGCATATCCCCAGAGCTTCATGGGCTTCCCAACTATCCCCGGCGATACCCACGACCTACGATTTAAAGACCCCACGCCGCGCGTTGTCGCATTAAAAGCAAAGGGGTATTTGTCCGGCGATCATTCTGGCTTTGCGGTTCGGCCCGACGCATGATAGAGGCCCTGTTTTTAGTAGTCCGCCTTTTGGGCTTTTTTTGTTTGCTTGTGTTTTTATTGGTCTTACTTTAAAAGACCTGTATTCGATCAACCCAACGTAGGAAAAAACAATGCAGATGCACTCCGACACCAACAGCACAATTGACGCCTTTATTCCGCTGGACCACAGACAAAGTCAGGCGGCTTTATTCGCTGAGAAAAACGGCATTGCAACCGCTCAGGATGTCCGGCCTGAATATCACTGGTATCACACGGCAGACGGCACCGAATCCGACGCCGCTGGCTACATTTCCGACAGTGTGGCCGGTCATGTCCTAAACCCGCTAGTCTCCAACAAATATGCCTTCACGGCACCGCAGGACCGATGGGACTACGCCGACCAGTTGCTTGAAGACAGCGTATTGAACACCACCGGCAAGCTTGTGTCATACGACTGGAAGGACAACGGCGCGTCGAGCTTCCGGCAGGTAGTCTTGCCAGCACACTCCAAACCAATCCGTGATGGTGGTGATGAGATCGCCTTCCGCATCGCCGAGTGGGATAGTTGTGTTGGTGGCGCATATCAATTGAAAGCCGGTTTCTACGAGTGGTTGTGTGCTAACACCTGCACCCGTGGCGAGGACGTTCTATCAATCCGCGCAATCCATCGTGGCCGACCCCGGAAGTCGATCACGGCAGAGGACCGCGAGGACATGGCCTATCAGGAGCAGAAGCGCTACGGCAAACTTCTGGACGCAACCAAGAACGCCTTGGGCATTTACGAAACCACAGTCCAAACCTTGCAAGAGCTTGCCACCCTGCCCGTGATGGCTGGAGCCGATACACTTCATTTCTTTCGTGCATTGTTGGGCAAGAGTAAGCAGAACCGCGCCCTCGCCGATCACCTGCATGCCAAAACCGAGGAACACTTTGCGATCAAAGATAGTTCGTGGTTCGACGTTCACGAAGTCCTAACGGATTACGCCGCACGAGGTACCGGCACCGAAACGCTGGACAATATCTGCGACCGTTCCCGGCAAGAACGCGAGACCCTAGCAGCAAGGGCGACTGATTTCATGCTGGCTTTTAATCAATCCCCAATGGCCGCGAGTGAGGCAATGGCCGCCTAACTACCAACTACCTCCCAGAGAGAACTAGGCCCTCAGAAATGGGGGCTTTTTTTTGTGTGCGATCTATGCCAGAATTGGGCTGTTCTTAATATTAACAGGAGTTAATCAAATGCAAATCCAGAAACTCAACTACACCATACTCAAGCAAGAACCCACCCCGGCATCCATTGGCACGCGGCCCGGTCGCATTGTGCTAGTCGAAAAGACCGATGAGGACTATCACCCGTTTGTCACGGGATGGCTCGGCGATGGCGATACGCAATGGTGGGGCGGTAACTACTTCAGCACCCTCGACAATGCGACTATCGATTTCTACGAGCGCTGCCTTCACGATGCCCGCCGGGCCGTCAATCGCTGGGCTGTTACTGATAAGACTGAAAAGCGCGCAGTCCAGCACGGGACGACAGCCTAACAGCTACCAACCACTCTCCCAGAGAGAACTAGACCCCGGCATAGTCCGGGGCTTTTTTTGTGCTGTTCTCAATAACTATCGATAAGCACTCAACCGACTGACCGGGCTGGACTAATTGGGAACTTGATATCTGAATTGATTTTGTCAGGTACATAAATAGGCGCGCGCGTACACGTAAAATATGCAAATCAATGGATATTAAAGGGCCACCACCCCATAACAGCACAAAACAGACCAAAATCGAGGGCCATTTAACCCGCAGAAATCCGCCGTTTAATCGCTTTCCTTAATATATATTATGCGACACCATATCGACTATTTGCTACGTCGTAAGTCATTGATAAATAAGGATAATCTGACGGGGGTACGCTAGGGCCACCGGGGCCTACCCGTGTAGTTATACACCCAGCCCCTCGAAATTGTATTTTTTAAACTGTTTTGGATTTTGAGCTGTTTTTTAGTACTGCACCCAATAAAAAACCCCAATGAAGGGGTTTGAGCTGTTCTTAATGGGACTTGTGCTGTACTTAGTGTAGTAAGGTATGTTTACCTCGCGGCAAACATAATACTATTATACACCCTGAGAGCAGTTCTGTCAAGCAGAATCTTTGTTTTATAAAATTTTTTTAGTTTTGTTGCATTTATGTCATTTTTTACTTGACAAAACCCCCCACAGCGTTATACTGGTATATAATATATGTACTAGTATTTCTGCTTACGCACACTCAGTATTTCCCCAAATAACAGCACAAATTGGAAATTTTACAGTGAGTTCCGTAAGTAGAATACCTGATTATACCTTGACAACAGCGCATATCTTCTACAGATTTCCAGATTTCCCTGCATTGTTGCAAGAGTTCATTATTCAAAAGTATGATATTGCCCCAGAATACCCTGAGTTCTCTACTTTCCTAAGATTCTGGGAAAATGAGGTTGAAGCAGAGATACATTCTATTGTCTTTGCATCAGCAGACTTAGTAGGGCGGCAAGAAGCCTCTTTCTATCGAGGCCAAATCATACATTTACAGTAAAAAAGTTAAGATAACACTTATGAGCCAAGGTTTACTAAAAAAGAACTTGACAGAAAAACAGGAGACTTTCCTGAGTGTCTTGTTTTCTAACCGAGGTGACATCCCAGCGGCAATGGCAGAGGCTGGATACAGCCCAAACAGCCGCAGAGATGTTCTGTCTTCTCTAAAAGAGGAAATACAAGAGCGTACACGTTTAATGTTAAACGGCGCTGCCGTAGAAGCGGCACAGAACATTGTAGATACTATGAATCTTGGTAATAACATTGATGTACCCGTTAATCGCCTAGAACTGCGCTATAAAGCTGCTGGAGATGTGCTTGATAGGGTTGGTATTACAAAACGCCAACAAATGGAAATAACAGGCGATATAAGGCACGGAATTGTGCTGTTACCGGGTAAGAAGCCAATGCTAGACGTAACACCACAAAATACCGATGGCGCGACCTAAGCTAGCTCCCGGTGAAAAGGGAGCCTACAACGTCAGTCGTGTCGAGCAAGCCAAGAGACTAGCGAAGCGGCGACTTCGCGAAGCAGAAAAGAAAAAGCTTGCCGCTCAAAGAGTCAAAGATAACGCAGAAAAGAAGAAGAAAACCCACACTAAGACAATTGATCTGTTAGAGAATGGTGGTGTAACAGATACGGACTTTCTAGCTTCTATACCTAAAGACGTACAGGAAGCCCTTGAACAAGGCGACAGAGAGTTAATCTTTTCGCCTAATCCCGGCCCACAGACCGAGTTTCTAGCTGCACCCGAAAAAGAAGTTATGTACGGGGGCGCTGCCGGTGGTGGCAAGAGTTACGCTCTGCTAGTTGATCCCCTACGCTATGCAGATAATGGTAACTTCCGGGGCCTACTACTACGTAGGACTTTGGGCGAGCTTGCAGAACTGATCGATCAGTCCAAGAAGCTCTACCCCAAAGCCTTCCCACGGGCACACTTCCGCGAAAGTAAGAACCTTTGGGTCTTTCCGAGTGGGGCCACACTTCTAATGTCCTACGTTGATAGGGACCAAGACGTAACACGATACCAAGGACAGGCGTTCTCATGGATTGGTGTCGATGAGCTAGGCCACTATCCTACACCCTATGTGTGGGATTATCTTCGTTCTAGGCTCCGTACAACAGACCTATCCATTGAAACGTACATGAGAGCCTCTGCTAACCCCGGTGGTGTTGGTGGTTGGTGGATCAAGAAGATGTTCATTGATCGGAATGAACCAAACAGACCATTTCCTGCTGCTGACATTGATTCTGGCGAACCGCTGCTTTACCCGCCAAATCACAAGAAAGCCGGTCAGCCTCTGTTTTACCGGAAGTTTATTCCGGCAAGGCTAACCGACAACCCATACCTTATGGCTTCTGGTGAATATGAGGCGATGCTTCTTTCGCTCCCAGAGGTAGAACGACGTAGATTACTTGATGGAGATTGGGATGTTGCAGAAGGCGCGGCGTTTTCGGAATTTAATAGATACCGACATGTATGCGACCCGTTTGAGATACCTAGTGGATGGCCCCGCTTTCGTGCTGCTGACTATGGTTTTAGTAGCCCCTCTTGTGTACTTTGGGGCGCTGTGGATCACGATGGAAACATATGGATTTATCGTGAACTGTATGAGACTCGCCTTACGGCTGATGACTTGGCCGATTCGATACATGAGGCAGAGGCTTTTGACCCCCCAATGTACACCTCAGTCCTTGACAAATCCTGCTGGAACAGAGTAGCAGGGGCACCTTCTGTAGCTCAGACAATGATTGAGCGGGGCATACGTTGGATGCCTTCTAACTCAGATAGGATGGCCGGAAAGCTTCAGATTCATAAGCGGCTACAGTTTGATAAGGATACAGAAGAGCCACACCTTCGTATCTTCTCTACTTGTGGCAATTTAATTCGTACCCTTCCTTCTCTTCCGCTTTCTCGCACGAACAGCGAGGATGTCGATACAAAAGCAGAAGATCACGCATACGATGCTCTAAGGTATATGTGTATGACACGACAGATCAATAACATTAACTACGATTCATGGGCGCACAGGGTCAAGGATACTGCCCCTGCACCTCGTGATATTGTGTTTGGGTACTAGGTATGGCTAAGGATGTAACAAAAGGATTCACTATTGATCTTAGTAATCCAGAAGACCCTTTCCGTCTTATTCTTGAAGGCATTGTCAATGCTTATGCCACTGATTTTGAAAACATAGATGACCCATCATTAAAGCCAAGTAGAAGAATTGCACCGGGCATAGTTGATCGTTTTGGAAAATTACAAGGCATTGGGCTTCCTTATGGAAGTGAGAGCAGTAACAAAACATTGACTATGAACTCTGCCGTTAAAGCTTTTGAACAACTTGGCCTTATAAAAAACAACCCAGTAAAAGCTGGTAGGGGCAAACTTATTGATACCTACGATTTTACTCCTTTAATGGACAACGTCATTGACCAAGTTAAAACCGGCCAGCTTCCAAGTGAAGCGTTGCAGTCGGCTATTCCTGATTTGCGGCCTACTCCTATAAAAGCCGCCGCAGGAAAAAGAAAAGTGGGCCAAGCAAGTGCGGCTGTACTTGAAGACATGCCTGATACTGATTTAGCTAAAGACGCACAGAAGTTTCTTGAGGACAAAGGAAGACTACCACCACCGCCTCAACCAGCGCCAGAAACAATAACTGCTCGTGAGGCTAAAGAACTTATTATTAATAATCCTAGAAAACAAGCAGAGCTAGAACAAAATCGTTCTGCCGCAGAAAAAAAAGCAACCTCTCGACTTGTAGACACACCATTAAGCAAGGTTGAGGGAGTTGCCGGTAGACTTAGTAAGGCTGACCCTAGTGCAATGGAAAAAATAGGGCGGTTTCTAGGTAAGAATATTGTAAAAGGCGGCGCACCTATTTTACTTGGTGGGCTAGTGGGGCTTGCAGCAAAGGGAGCAGAAGCTCTTGACTACGTTATGCAGCCTACGCCAACAGGTCGTGATCCAGAAAGTCTGTCAACAAAGCAAATGAGAGCTTTG